TGCAGCCGTCGGTCCTTGGGCAAGGCCAATGGCGAAACATTTCGCCGAGACACACGGAATAGACCAGCCATACTTTTATGCAGGCAAAGCGAAACCGCAGGAGTTGAATGACTGGCTGGCACGCGTAGTCAAAGACTTTCCGACACATCATGTCATAATGACGGACATCAAACGCTGTGAGACGAACAAACATGCCGGGGTGGTAGCCGCACGGATGTGGTACTATGCGCAGAAGTGGGAACATTACGACGAGTATCGTGATACGGTACTCCGAGGCTGGAAAAACGCACGATTCAAGTATCGGAACCGCTGGGCGCGGATATCTGGGAGATTGCCGCCATACATGACTCTGAGCGGGGAAGATTTTACCTCCCTAGACAATTCATTTGATATTTCGATAGCCGTTTCGATTTTCTTGTACTGCGCATTGCACCAAGTCATGCCGAATGACTTGGGCGCCGAGGCTGCCCACGAAATCGCAGCATTTTGGGAAAGTGGCCAGGCATATGTCGCGGGTAGTGGGGACGATCTCACGATAGTCGTTCCACAAACGTACCGCGGGATGCCAGTTGATCCCAACATACTGTGCGAACAGATGGAACGAGCAGCCGAGCAGATGGGGTTTTTGTTGACCCATAAAGTGTCCCGAGCCCTCTGGGATGTTGTCTTCCTTGGGATGCGCCCATATTTCTGCTCAGACGGGCGGTATCGGTTTGGCCGGTTGATTGGACGGGCGTCGAAAAGCAACCATTTCGCGCGCGCGTTGGAGGGGGATCCCTACAACTGGTTGGCAAATGTGGCCCAGTCAGAGATGAAAACAATGACGCATGTGCCATTGTTGTGGCACAAGGCACGGCGGGTCGATGAAGTGCTGACGGACCGACTGGGTAAGCCAAAACCGATGAGGGCATCAGATGCAGCCCGGTTGCACCGGGCAGCACGATGGTTGCAGTACGTGGACGGGCAGAATGCAACGTTCACGGAGCGAACATGGGCTGAGTTGGCGGAATGCTATGACGTCAGCAAGGAAGCCTTGCAGGCTGAGGTAACCCGCATTGACTCAGCGGAGTGGTTCCCCTACGCCTTGAGTGGCGAAGTGTGGGACCGGATTTTTGAGGTGGACCTATCGTATTGAGCCTGAGGATAGCCTTCTCCGAAAGAACGCCCACCACCGTAGCAAGAAAACTGGCCGTAACGAAACTAAGTAATTTCCTGTTACGGATAGGAATCGTTATATTGATACTAACCTTTGCACATGCCGCCAAAACGATCACCATCAGCACGGTCGAGGAAATCTGGCGCACGCTCACAGTCGAGGAACCGCCGGAACAAGAAGAGTTCGACGAAGAAGAAGCAACGCAACCGGAGCAACCGGCCCAGTCGTCGAACGCGCCAAGTCAAGCAACAAGGACTTACCGAGAGCTACGTCAACGTTTTGCGCGGTGCCGGCCGCATAACGGCCTATGAGCGAGCCGTAGTGTTGCCCGCAGAATCACGACCGTATCGACTCACCCCGGTCAATGGTTGTGACACAGTCATAACAAAACTATCTTACCAGCAAGTAGGTCTTAGTGCGCTACCGCAGGGATCGGGTAGTTACATAGTGATTAACGGAACGATAGTGTATGGCCTCAAACTGATGC